AAGTTGATGGAGGTGGCAGCTTAATGGATATACACCCTAAAGTGACCTTTTACGATTATACTAAGGTACTCAATTACCTTGATCATGGTAAAAAAAATTATCATGTTACCTTTAGCGACTCAGGCACTAATTACCAGGACCAAGTTAAGGCGATGGCTGAGTACTATGCTAACGTTGCCGTTGTGTTTAAGGATAAGTTGCCCCGTACCTGGATGAGTCGCCCCGTTATAGATGGCGATGCTCACGACTTACGCTTTAAGGATCCGTCAGGCGTGATTGTGGGCTTAGTTGCTAAAGGCCTAGGAAAAAAAGTAACAAAGAATAGTTTCATTAAGATCGCATCATAATGGACTCATTTATAGCGTTACTTGTTCGGATCCTGGTATTCTATCCAATACCGTTATTGGTATTACTTGCAATTATAGTACTACTTTAGAATCATTATAAACTACAGCCCCACAACCTGGGGCTGTAAAAAAAATAAATTATTTTCTTGACTTCCTATCTTATCCCATTAAATTGGGCTTATCTAACATAAGTTAGATTAACTAACAAACGAGGTCAAAAAAATGAGTACACTTAAAAAAAAGACAAGATTAAATAATTTGTCTACTTTAGATAGTAAGCTTTTATTTAATTATGCCGAAGTAAAAACCAAAAAAAAAGCTTTCATGGATCTAGAAAAAAGCATCAAAGATGATGCCGTGAAGCTTGTGGCAAAACATGGAGGGCAAATCTTTACGCTTTGTAAAGGTCACAACGTTCACGCTAAAACAATGTTTAAAGAATATTTAACGATTGATTTAGCTAAATTAAAAGAAGAGCAACCTAAAATATATAAACAATACAAAGTCAAAAAGGTTGAGTCTACAACGTTAGAAGTTAACGTAAATAAATTATAATGGAATTAGCATTATATATTATTTTAATAATTGTAAGTTTTACAATCGCATTTTTAGGCGTGATTGTATTATTTACGGTTGATCCGTGGACAGGCTTTGGCCTGTCCGTGGGTGGGCTTATCTTATCAATTCGAACAATGTCGAGGGCTTAACATGAGCGACTATATAAAACAACTATTAAAAGATTATAGCAACTTATGTCATAAAGATTTTATGATTAAGTATAAACCCGAGGAATTAATTAAAGCCCGAAAATTATCTCTTCAAGATCAACATAAATCTTTTATAGATAATCAAGTCAAAACAAGACAATCACAATTAATAAAAAACTAATCTAATAACAAACGCCCCACGTGATCCGTGGGGCGTGGTACTCGATAGAGGTACCAACCAAAATCCAAAAATAGAAATTTTTTTATTTCTATTTTTTTACGATTTTTTTACGATATTTAACTTACTTTACCTTAACATTGTATGGCAGATAGAAGTAGTAAGGCTTCCTAGAATTAGGGGGTAGATTTAAAGGGGACCCGAGGGTATAGTAAATTAAGATGACAGATACAGAATTATTGACCACCGATCAATTACGAGAGAGGCTCGAAAAAGTATGGTTGAAACATATAAAATTATGCCAAGACAACTTCTTGTATTTTGTAAAGAATGTTTGGCCAGATTTCATTTGTAGAACTGATAAAGATCCAGATAAGTGGGGACACCATCAACACATAGCACACGAGTTTACTAAGATATCTAAAAATAAAAAAGGAAGGCTCATAGTGAATATGCCTCCTAGACATACCAAATCAGAATTTGCATCCATATACTTTCCTGCTTGGATGATCGGAAAGAATCCTAAAATGAAAATTATGCAGGTATCTCACAACGCAGAACTTTCAGGAAGGTTCGGTGCTAAGGTAAGAAACTTAATTGATAGTGCGGAGTATAAACAGATCTTTGGAGATGTTAGACTAAGAGAAGATAGTAAGGCAAAAGGACGTTGGGAGACCAATCAAGGTGGGGAATACTTTGCAGCGGGTGTTGGCGGTTCTATCACAGGACGAGGGGCGGACTTACTTATTATTGACGATCCACACACGGAGCAAGATTCGTTATCCGATAGTGCTATGGAGAGAACTTTTGATTGGTACTTATCAGGACCAAGACAACGTCTACAACCTGGAGGCTCAATTGTACTTGTAATGACAAGATGGGCTCAAGATGATTTGACAGGTCGATTAATTAAATCACAAAATGAACCTAAGTCAGACCAATGGGAAACAATTTCTTTTCCTGCTTTGCTTGGAGAAGATGACAATGTACAACCCGTGTGGCCTGAATATTGGAGCCTAGATGAATTAGAAAAAGTTAAAGCGTCCATATCAATTAGAAATTGGTCAGCTCAATACATGCAAAACCCCACGTCAGAGGAAGGAGCAATTCTTAAAAGAGAATGGTGGCAGCCTTGGGTCGGGGATCTTCCTACGTTAAAACATGTTATTCAATCTTATGATACTGCATTCAGTAAAAAAGAATCTGCCGATTATAGTGCAATTACTACATGGGGAATATTCACGCCTCACGAATCCATGCCTGATGCTATTATGTTAATTGATGCCGTAAAAGGTAAATATGATTTTCCAGAATTAAAAATGGTTGCACTCGATCAATATAAGTATTGGCAACCAGAAACAATTATTATAGAAGCTAAAGCTAGTGGACAAAGTTTATTACAAGAATTAAGAAGAATGGGTATACCGGTTATGGATTACACACCAGGAAGAGGCCAGGACAAACACTCACGGGTCAACGCCTGTGCTCCATTATTTGAATCTAAACAAGTATATTTTCCTAGAGACGAACATTGGGCTCAAGAAGTGATTGAGGAATGTGCTGCGTTTCCTCATGGAGAACATGACGATTATGTGGACAGCACTACCCAAGCTATGTTAAGATATCGACAAGGTTCTTTTGTAACTACTTATGCTGACGAGGATGAGGTTCAAAGTTATAAAGAACGTAAATACGTATATTATTAATTAGGAGTTAAAGACATGTCAAAAAAATCAAGAAGACGAAATAAGATTCTTCTAGCTGGGGCAGCATTATTTGGTGCATCTAAGTTAGGAATGCTAGGAGGAAAATCACAAATTACAGGAGCAACAGGTACAGATAAAAGATTGTTTACAGGTACAGCTAAAAAATTTAAAACTGCTGTTGGTCCAACAAAAGTTAAAACAAAATTTCCAAGATTAAAAGTAGATTCAACAGGTAATGTTTTTAAAGATGGTGTTAACAAAGGAGTTGGTAATACTAAAACTAAATTTGTAAATTTAGATTCAAGTAAAGGAAGTGGATCTGGAATTTATCAAGGTGGTAAAAAAGTTAGTGGTTTGAATCAAAAATCTATTAATGTTTTAAAAGATGGGAAAATTGAAAGTGGTGGTAAGACTTATGAAAATAAAAAAGCTTATTCATCTGCAATGAAAGTTGCAAGATCAAAAAAATCTAATGCAATGAAAAAAAGCACGGATAGCAAAAATCCAGGTTTATTTGGTTTTACATTTGATAAAAAATTATTTAACAAAGGCACAATGGTTAAAGCTCGTGGTGGTGGAATGGCGAGAAATAAACCAACTAAACTTTATTAATTTTTAACATGGCTGAAATTGACAAAGCAATTGAAGAGGAAGTAATAACTCCTGATTCAGAAGAAGTTGATATCGAAATTGAAGGTGAGGAACCGACAACTGTAGAAGAAGCTGTCAACGAGACTGAAGAATTTTTTAAGAATCTTGCAGAAGACATGTCTGACGAGACTCTTCAAAGAATGTCAAATCAGCTATTAGATGATTATAAAAAAGATAGAGTTTCAAGAAAAGATTGGGAAACTTCTTATACCAATAATTTAGATTTACTTGGAATTAAACACACAGAGATGACTAGACCGTTTAAAGGTTCGGCATCCGTGACTCATCCACTTTTATCAGAAGCTGTAACTCAATTTCAAGCACAAGCCTATAAAGAATTACTCCCGTCTCAAGGACCTGTAAGAGCTAGAGTTCTTGGAATGGAAGATAATGAAAAAGTAAATCAAGCACAACGTGTTCAAGATTTTATGAACTACATGATTACTGAAGAGATGGAAGAGTACACTCCAGAATTTGATCAGTTATTATTTTATTTAGCATTAGCAGGTTCTGCATTTAAGAAGGTTTACTATGATGAAGTGATGCAAAGAGCTGTATCTAAATTTATTCCTGCAGAAGACTTAGTGGTTCCATACTATGCTAGCGATTTATTAGAATGTGAAAGAATTACCCATGTTATAAAAATGGGAGAGAATGAAATACTTAAAAAACAAGCAGCAGGATTTTATAGAGATGTAGAATTAAAACCAACTTCAAGTGGTCCCACAGAAATTGAAAAAAAATATCAAGAGTTAGAAGGGGTTACTCCTTCAACTGATAAACAATATTCATACTCAGTTCTTGAGATGCACGTTGATTGTAATTTACAAGAGTTTGAAAACACTAATTCAGAAAAAGAAGTTAAGGTTCCTTACATCATAACTATTGATGAAGGCTCTGGAGAAGTTTTATCTATCTATCGTAACTATGATATGGCAGATGAAACTAAAAAAAGAAAAGAATACTTTGTACATTTTAAATTTTTACCAGGATTAGGTTTTTATGGTTTTGGATTAACACACATGATAGGTGGATTATCTAGAACTGCAACACAATCACTAAGACAATTACTAGATGCAGGTACATTATCTAACTTACCTGCAGGATTTAAGTCTAGAGGTATAAGAATTAGAGACGATGACCAACCATTTCAACCAGGAGAGTTCAGAGATGTGGATGCACCTGGGGGTAACATCAAAGATCAATTTCAAATTTTACCTTTTAAAGAGCCATCAGCTACATTATATCAATTAATGGGCTTTGTTGTTAACGCAGGACAGAAGTTTGCAGCAATTACTAACATGGATACAGGTAATGACATGCAAAATAGAGCTGTTGGTACCACTGTGTCCTTATTGGAACGTGGTTCGAGGGTCATGAGCGCAATACACAAGCGATGTTACTACTCAATGAGAAGAGAATTTAGACTTTTATCAAAAGTATTTGGTACATATCTACCACCAATCTACCCATATTCAGTATATGGTGCTGATCAAGCAGTAAAACAAACTGATTTCGATGATAGAGTAGATGTAATACCGGTTGCCGACCCAAATATTATGAGTATGGCACAAAGAGTAACGCTTGCTAACGAAAATTTAAAGATTGCTATGTCAA